GTTGGCCACGCGCAAGGTGGTGGTGTCTCTGCCTGAGGCGCTGGGCATCCGGCCATAGCCATAGCCGCCTTGTATGATGGCCGCAAAAGACATGGTGCATTGCACCCACACCGCCCAAGCACGCTCTAGGGGGTTGAACAGCTCCGGGTTAGCATAGATGAAGTCTGCCTTGCGGTGCAGGCCACGGCTGTGGGGGGTGGCCGCTATGAGCTGGGCAAGGGCCTCTCCGTTGGTCTGGATGGTCTGGTAGAAGTTGACAATCTCGCCATTGCGGTCGTTGATGACTTCAATGGGCGAGGGCTGCTTGGCCCAGAACACGGCAGCGCCCCCGGCAAAGGGTTCCACATACACCTGGTGCTCCGGGATGAGGGGCAGGATATGCCGGAGCATGGTTTGCTTGCCACCGTAGTAGGTAAGCGGGGTTTTGAGGGTTGGGATGAGAGAAGGGCTTTTGTTCGCCATATCAAAAAAGGGATTAAGGGTTACAGATTGATATGGCTCTGTTTTGGGAAGGGGGCTACACCACGCGGGTGACGTATGCGAGGGTATAGAAGGGCGGGCGGTTCTCGTGCGCCTGGCCACCACCGGCAGACGCTATGGTAATGCCCGTGCTGGCCACACTGGTGCTTTCGTTGCTCTCATTGTTCAGCTGGCGGTTAGGACCGGAGCCGACTTTCAGACCAGACATGGGGCTACGGAAATAGCTGTGGCTGTGGCCAGGGTCATTCACACCGTGGCTGTGGCTAGGCATCTGGGCTGCCGTCAGCGTCACCTGCTTGGCACCGCCCAGCTTGCCCACTGCGTTATAGTCCGCATCGCCGGCGTCAAAGCCTACAATGAATCGGCCCCTTAGGTTAGGGGTGCCATTGGTGCCATCGCACAGCTGCACCCCGTGCGGGAGGGTGGAAGGATTGCCAGCCCAGAGGTGTACCACGCCCGGCCGGAATGCCTGCAAGTCCGACAGGCGGCGCATGGCCGTCATAGGGATGCGGTGCACGTTCACATCCACAGGCTCTGCGGCGGCATACACTGCCCGGTAGTCTGCCACGCAGTTTTTGGTCACACCGTTGCGGTAGAGGCGGGGGTCGCTCTCCACGGCTTCCATGACCAGGCAACCGCTGATGTTCACCCCGGGGGTGGCGGCCACGCGCAGCAGGCGGCCGTTCAGGTACACCAGCCCGGCGGAGAGGTTGCCGCCTGTCAGCTGGCAGCCGCTGAGGATACAGCCCACCTGGCGGCCACCCACGGTGGCTACATAGTCGGCTAGGCTCAGCTGAAAGGCGGCCAGGGTCTCGGCTTGCATCAGCGCAAAGTCATCGTTGCGGTAGGGGCGACCGCCCGTTTCAATCTTCAGTTCTTTCATGGTTTTGGTGTATTAATTGAGGTGTGATGGCCCTCCCCCAGCCCCTCTCCATAGGAGAGGGGAGCTCTCCCCCTGCGGGGGGAGGTGGAGGGGAGCTTATGGTTGAGGCTTGCTTTAGTAGGGTTGCAGGATAAATCGTTTGGGGGCTATGCGGTAGAGGTTCACCAGGTACTCCAGGCGCTTGGTCTGGTCTGCGGTGAGGGCGGCCGGGTGGTGCACTATGAAGTCGAAGGCCTGGCCAGCGGGCTCGCTGCCATAGTAGAGGTAGAGGGGGGCCTCCAGCTCGCTGGCAAAGTAGATGGGCACATCCACGGGCGCCTCCTCTGCGGTGTAGTAGAGGTAGGTGACCACGCGGGGCGCGTTCAGGTTCTCTATGTAGATGGGGTTGGGGGCCACAGCGCTCCAGCTGCTATAGCTCTCCAGGTTCAGGCAGCGCTCCAGCACTATGGTCTGTCCATTGAACGAGACCTGCCGCAGCAGGCGCTCGCGGGTGGTGGCAAAGTCCTGCCGCACCGCCTCCAGGGGGTACAGCAGCGCCCGCAGCCACGCCCGCCAGAACGCCGTGCGCAGCACCGGGGGCAGGATGCGGTAGATGAATATAGGGAGATTGAAGTCGAAGTTCATGAGATAGTGATGAGTTGAAAGTTGAAAGTGGAGAGTGAAGAGTGGCGGGTAACTTTCAACTCTGCACTTTCCACTTTGCACTAAATTATCGGGTCAGGCACCAGCGTAATCAGGTCATCCAGGGTGTAGCTGGGCGTTTCGTCGTGCACGATGTAGCCCGCCAGGGTTTCATACATGCGAGAGATGGCCGCCAGCTCCAGCGTGGGCGGGTTGCCCGCTTGTATGGTGCCCAGCTTCACGGAGGTCACGGGCTCCAGGCGCTGCACCGCATCCTGAATGTGCTCTATGAGCAGGGTGCCGGAGAAGGGCAGGCTGTTCAGGTAGTTGCGCACGGCGGTCTTCACCTGCTCCAGTAGCAAGGTGGGGTTGATGCCGGGGCGGTAGTACACCTCCATGGGGCAGCGGATGGTGTCGGCCGGCAAACTGATAACCTCCGTCACGGTGCCCGCAAACTTGATGCGCAGCAGGTAGTCCACCAGGGCGGTGATTTGCGGGGTGGTCAGTGGCTGGGGCACGCCCCCGCCATCGGCAGCGGCCTTTATCACCACGGTGCCATCGCTACGCTCCGTCACGGCCACATAGCGCACAATGCGGTCGGCCGCGCTCACCTGGTTATACACGGCCTGGTTGTTGGCATCGAACACCAGGTAATAGAGCGCGGTGCCGCTCCACTGGAACTCCCGCACCTTCTGCGCATACCAGGGTGCGGTGCCCGCAGCGGTGCGGTTGGCAATGTCTTGCAGCTGCACCTTGAACAGCTCCCACAGCTGCTCCTGCACCCACAGGGCCGATGCCACCACGAACACCCACAGCCGCCAAATGGCCGTGGTGCTGGGGCTGTCTAGCGTGGCCAGCGCCGGCTGGTTGTCTTTCTCGGCCAGTATAGCGGCCTGTATTTCAGTAAGGGTACGTGCCATTTATCGAGTATTAAGTGATTGAAACCCTCCCCCAACCCCTCCCTCAGGGCGGGGCGCTCCTGCCGCCTTGGGTGGAGGGGCTAGGGGTGAGGCAATGGTTATCGGGTGCATTGAAGGTCAATAGTAGTATCGGGGGCCACCTCGCAGCGCTGCACGGTGTAGCCGTCCATTTGCATGTGCAGCCGGATGCGCTGGGCCAGGGCCTGCCGCTGCGGCACAGAGAAGGGGCCTTTGAGCGCGTGCATCAGCCCCACACCTGTCAGGGGGTGCGCCTTCCACCAGCCCGGTTCGCTCAGCAGTATCAGCTGCATGTGCTGCTCATCTGCCTCGAACACATCAAAGTCTCCGTTGCGGATGACGGGGTTGTATTGCTCGTCTAGGATAATGTCTTGTGCCATAGTGTCGTGCGGTTAAAAGGCCCCACCCTTAGCCCCTCCCCGCAAGGGGAGGGGAATGCTCCCCCCTGCGGGGGGAGGTAGAGGGGGGCTAAACGGTGCTTAGTCTCATGATGCCTGCGGTCCTAAAGTGATTTCCTGTCGGTAGCCATTCACGCCAAAGGCATAGCTCACCTCGTCCACCAGGTAGGCCCCGTTGCTGCGCTCCTGGTAGAAGTCATCGCGCAGTTCCACGATATCGCCGTGGCGCACAAAGGGTTCGCCAAAGGCGGTGAAGCTACCCCGGAAGCCTGTGATTTTGAACCGCTCCAGGGCGGCTTCTGCCTCCCTTTTCAGGTCTGGCAGGCTACGGTTAAAGAAATGCAGGGTGCGGGTCTCGCCATCGCTGTCGCCCGCCTCCACTTGCAGCTTGGTATTGTTGGGGTTCATGGAGATGGCCACCACCTTCAGGCGAATGTCGTCGCGCTCCCGCCACTCCAGGTTGTGGGAGATGACGTTCTTCTGGAAGTGGAAGACGTGGCGGCGCTGGAGCTGCGGCCAGTAGGCCAGCCCGGCGTACAGCACCTTGCCCCGGAAGAAGCAGGGCAGCGCATACTCATTGCTCAGCACATCCAGCACCTGGGCGCAGGTGGCCTTGGAGACACTGAAGCTGCCGATGCCCGTGTCCACCGCCACCAGCCGATAGCCCGCTGCAAAGAAGCGCTCCGGCAGCAGGGCGGTGATGAGTTCACGCAGGGTCACATTGCGCCAGCTGGCAGTAAAGGCCTGCCGCTTCAGCAAGTACATGCCATCCTGTAGGTGCACACGCAGGGGCACCTCCGGGCTCACCCGTGCCACATAGCCGGTGTAGACATCCTGTAGCCTGCCATCATAGCCCAGGCGCACAGCGGCGGTGTCGCCACTGCGCACATAGGCCCGCAGGTCTGCACCCCGCAGCTTCACGGCCTTGGGTAGCAAGAGGGTGGCGGTATCCGTGAGGGTACGCCAGCTGCTCTGCAACTCAAAGGTGTGCAGGTAGTCAAACGGGGCCAGCCGTTCGCCAAGGGTGATATGACTGCTGAGTACAAGCATACTGAAGTGGAGAGTTGAAAATGAAAAGTTGAGAGTGAAGAGTGGCGTTGTCGGTTAACTTTCAACTGTCCACTCTCCACTTTCAACTCAACGGTACCCTACAGGCTCATGCCACCGGTTTGGAACCACATGTTCTGCGAGGCATCATAGCTTAGGTCTATGAAGTCGCCTTCTGCGCCGGAGAGCACCGCTTGGGCATCATTGCGCAGGCGCAGCGGCACGGCTCCGGCAGGGATGGTGGGGGCTGCGGCATCGTCCTGGTCCACCAGCACCAGATTGTCATTGCCCACACCGGGGTGCAGGCGCAGGCGCACCGTGCCCACGTTCACAGGCACGCCACGCAGCGCGCAGAAGTACTGGTCGCCGCTGTTGGGGCCGGGCACCAGCAGTTCCAGCACCTGGATGTCCTTCTTGCCTTGGCGCACATAGGGGCGGTCTGCGTCTATGACTTGGTCGTCATACGCAAGGCCTTGGTCGGTGTACGCCGTGCTAGGCACGCTGAAATCCACGGCACCGGCGGCATCTATGCCGCCAGGGTTTACATAGTTGGTGAGGTCTATGGCCACCTGGGTTACGGTGCCACCTTCTTGAGAATTGATCATGGTATAATTGGAATTATAGGGTTGAAAAACAGTGATTAAAGTCGCTTCCGAGATGGTTACAAAGGGCTCGCCATTGATGGTGTAGCCATCCGGTGCCAGTAGTACCAGGCCTTGTCCGCCGTGGTGCAGCAGCTCCAGCTTGCTGTAGCGCATGATGGTGTTGAGCGTGAAGTGCACCACGCCATCCGTGCTGTCCACGTGCATAAACTGGTCATAGGCATGCAGGTTGTAGCTGCCTGCACTAGCCACCCACACACGCGGGAACTTGGGCTCATCCAGCGGCTGCCATTGCTGGTTGTCCAGTTCTGGCAGGAAGCTGCTGCTGTCCAGCGTAGCAGGCGCACAGCGGTAGGCTTTGTTGCCAAACCACACCAGCTGGCCACGGGTGTATAGCCCTGCCGCCCAACTGGGGATGATGGGGGCCGCACTGGGCGATACCTCCACCCACCAGGCGGGCGAGGTCTCCGGGTTGTGGCCTGCATTGCCCGCCGCTATGCTGCGGAAGAGCCGCAGGTTATACTCCACGTAGTCATTGAGTGCATAGGTGGCGGCGTTGTCCCAGGTGGGGAAGCCAAACGAAGCAGCAGGTGTCGGGATTTCATGCCACACCGCAGGGTTCCACACCCCGGTGGTGCTGGCCGTGGCCTGGTATATCTTGCCGCCGTATACCGCCGCCGCCCCCAGGGGGTACGTCTTGTTGGCATCGTATTCGGCCAGTCCCTTCAGTGCAGCCTGCTGCATGTTGTACAGGTCTATGAAGTTCTGGTCTAGCTCCGCATGGCTGAGCCGAGACCCTTTGGTGGTGAAACCAAGCGCGGTGAGCATTCGAAGTATCATGGTTCTAATCTGAATAAGCACATTCGGTATAGTCTGGGTCCACATAGTCATCCGGGCATAGCTCGGCGGGCAGGTCGCCTGTGTTCACCACCAGCTGCCGCGCCTGGTAGTAGCGCTGGGTGGGGTTGTCTGCCTCCAGCGTGTAGGCAATCGTCTGGCCAGGTATCAGGTAGCTATCCACCCCATCCGTCTGTAGTGCCGGGTTCTCTTGCAATAGGGCAAACAGACGCTCCAGGGTGCCATAGGTCTGTATGCACACATCCAGGAGGTTCTGGCCTTTTTCTATGGTTATAGTGGGCATGGCTACTGGAATGGTGGCGTGAAAGTGGTGGGGCGTTGCTCATCCCGTATCTGCAACTCGGTAGCAGTATCGCTGCGCAGCTGTAGCTCTATGGGTGCCATGCTAGGATAGCCCTCTACCTGTGGCAGCCGGAAGCTCTCCACCACCACGGAATAGATGCCCTTATCGTTGAAATGAGGGCTTATGACCTCTAGCGCGCCAGGGTGCTCGAGAAATGCCAGCAGCCTATCGATATACGCATGCGGGTAGTCCAGCACTTCGTAGTTCATGGCCACACTCTTCACGGTGATGGTCCAGTCATCCATGCCTACCAGCTCTTTGATGGACCCGTCTCGGCCTTGCACCTGCGTCATCACGATACGCTTGGCTCGCGTAAACTCTATAAGTGTGGCATCCGGGAGTTGTAGCGTCCAGGGGTCGGTATCGCCTGTGTAGGCCAGCGCCTTGCCAGGCACCCGCAGCTGAAACGTGTCCCACACGGGGGTGCCCAGCACGGAGCGCCGCATGCCTTGGGGCTGTGTGTAGGTGGGAAGCGAGCCATAGCCTTCGGTGTTCCGTCCTTCGGCACTGGCATCGGTCTCCAGGTCTATAGGCGGATAGCGGTTGAGCGCCGTGCGCACCCCAAACCCTAGGCTAACGAGTTGCGATATGGAGAGTTGTAGCCTTGCCATGTTAGTTGCCTATTGCGTATTCAGCATCGCGCACCACATCCACCAGCAGCTCGCTCATTTGGCGGCGCACGTTGAGGGCATCGGTGTTGCTGCTCATGTGCACCGTCATCTGCTCATTCAGGCTGCCAATGTTCACATAGATATTGCGGGGGCGCTCGCCACCAGCGGCCACTCCTTTTATCCCGGCAGCATCCAAGCCCGCCGCAGGCAACGCAGCAGTGGGCATGCCTGTGCCGCCGGGCTTTTGAGGGATGGGAGAGACCTTTGCAGTGGCCATGGATTTGTTGGCAGCGGCCACCACGGAGGCTACCCCAATACCGGGTTGGTCATTATCCTGCAAAAACAGGAGCCGTTTGGCCCATCTCATCACACGGTCAATGAATGCTTTGATGGTGTTGGCCAGGTCGTTGAAGAAGTTGATGACAGGCTGAAGCAGGTCTTTCACCCATTTCAGCACATCGCGCAGCAAACCCAGCAGCCAAGACAGCAGCTTCAGGGGTGGCGCTAGCAACTGAAGAAGCAGCCCCAGTGCGCCCAGGGTAGGCACCAGAAGCATGCCAATGATTTCGGCCACCGGTGCCAGCAGTTCCCCCAGCGCTTGCACCAGGGGGTTCAGCAGCGCCATCACCGGGGTCACCACTTTGCCAAGGAGCTCGCCCAGTATAGAAAGGACGGGTGCCAGGCCATGCAGCAGGGGTGCCAACAGGTCACCCGCCACCTTTGCCAGTATCTCCATAGCGGGCACCAGGGCTTCGCCTATGGCCAGTTGCGCCTCGGTAATAGTGTTCATGGCACGCTGGCGGCGTTGCCTGCCATTGTCGCTGTCGCGCACGCTCTTGTCTAGTGCGCCCTCACTACTTTCTACCTGCCCCACCACTTGCCTGAGCAGGCCCGTTTTGCCAGCCATAATGCTCAATCCGGATGCCGCTTCAGAGTCTAGGTTCAGGCTGGCCAGCACCTCCGCTTTGCGCTGGTCGCTCAGGCCGCTCAGGCGCTTTTCCAGGTCTCCGGCCACATCTACCAGCTTGCGCATCTTGCCCTGCGCATCAAACACATGCACGCCTATTTGCCGCAGTGCGGCTATGCGCTCCGGGTCTGCCAGCGCCCTGAAAGCAGCAGACAGCTGCGTAGTAGAGGCTTCTGCGCTGAGACCCGTCTTGGTCATAAAGGCAAAGGCACCTGCCGCATCTGTGAACGACACCCCTGCTTGATTGGCAAATGGCAGGAGCTTAGGCAGGTACTGTGCCAGGTCTCGGAACTGCACATTGCCTGCCTTCATGGTCTCTGTGAGGACATCGAACACCTGAGCTGGCGATGCGCCTTTGACGGAGTTCATGACACTGACGGCAGCGCCAGCCACTTGTTCCACATCCGTCATGTTGGCGGCACTGGCTTTCAGCGTTGGTTGCAGCAGCGCCAGGGCGCTATCCACATCGCCTGTGGCACTGATGATGCGCTCAAATGCGGCAGGTATTTGGGCCATGTCCACACTGCTGTTTTTGCCTATCTGCCGCAGCTTGGTGTCCAGCTTGGCAAGTTCGGTTTGGCTCAGCTCGGCAGTCACATTGATCTTGCCCATCATGGCATTCCACTCGTCGGCCTTGTTGAAGGAGCTGACGGCCGCCGTGCCCAGTGCAGCAGCGCCAGCCAGCTGCGGGGTTACGCCCAATGCCCCCAGCACAGGCAATGATGAATTGGACATGCGGCTAAGCAAGCCGCCCCCGCTGCCTTCTGTTTGCAGCTTGGCTATCTGGCCCTTGGTCTTCGATATCTCGTCATTGAAGCGGCGAATGCGTGCCGGGTCAAACGACTTATCCCGCAGCATCTGCAAGCGCTCCAGTCTTAGGTTCAGAGCATCTACACTCTTGCCGGTGCCCTCGAACTGGCGGCGCAGGCGCGCCTCAAGACTCAGGCTTTGCAGGCGCTGCGCTTGCTCTGTAACCCGCGAAAAGGCCTTCTCCAGCTGCCCACCTCTGGCCGCAATCTTCCCTAGCGGCCCGGACATTTTGTCCGCCAGCAGCAGTTCCCATTGCGTGCTAAAGGTGCTCATGACAGGTGGTGGGGTTGGTTAAGATTTGGACAGGCTGGTGCGCACGTAATGCAGCTCGTTCCAGCGAGCTGCCCACTCCTCGTCGGAGAGTGCTTCCGGGTCTAGGTGAAAGAAGTAGCGCAGGAAGGCGTTTATCTTGCGGATGTTGTCGAGGCCTTTGCCTTCCTCTATTCTGGTCTCGACTAAAGCTTTTTTATCTCCGCTTGTCGCAGCTCAATCAGCTCTGCGGCTTGCACTGCGGCAGACACAAAGCAGCTATCATCCTGCTGTATCTCCTGGTCGCCACCCAGCCAGCAGTTGACTATCAAAGCTTCCCCGGCCCGCACAATGTCTTGCTTGCTGTAGGCTTGCATGGCCATGCCCACCACATTGCGGTCTGGTTTGTGCAGGTATCCGGTATAGTGTGCTTTGCCGTCTTTGTCTTTGGCCACGGATATGGCAAACACCTGGCCATGCTTGGCTTTCCAGATGTCGAGTTGCTTTTGGGAGACACCACCGGGTAGCAGCTCTTCGGTGGTCGCAGTGGGGGTCTCTGTAGTCTCAGGCTTGGGGCTTTTCATGGTATTGCGAATAAGGTGTTATGGATAGCGCCCGGCGTATGCTGCCGGACTAAAGGTTGGGCAAAGTCACCAGGCCCTCGCTGCGGCCCCAGACAATCTGGGCCACGCTGAGGTTGAGCTCTGCCACGGTATCGGGGTCTCCCTGGTTGGCAGTGCGCACATTGTTGGTGAAGCGGCAACCCACCAGGCGGTCTGTCACGCGGCGCTGGCCCAGGGGGGCATACTCCACTATGATGTCGAAGGGCGGGATGTCTGTGATGCTGAAGCCGGTTATCGACAGGGCATCCTGAATCTTCTGCACCTCAAACATGCTCAGCGTCATCGAGGCCTCATAGTTCTTGTCGCCGGGTGCATAGCTCACCGGGTACAGCCCTGCGCCTTTGTTCAGTTGCTGCTCCGAGGTTTCCTCGTAGTTGATGGCCGTGATGCCATAAATCTTCTTGCCAAACAGGTACACACTGATGGAGGACCAGTCATAGGCACGTCCGTTGATAAGGGGTTGCAACATGGGATATGGGTTACTGGTTGGCGGCGGGGTTGGTGAAGCCAAGGGTCGCTGTAATCTTGCGGCCGGTGGCATAGGGGATGAGGCTGAACTCTACCAGCAGCTGGCTGGTGGCCAGCACGTTTTGCTCCGGGTTCACATACACATCCGGTGGGGCGCTCACTTCTTCGTCTCTGCGCATTTGCATCAGGGCATTGAAGCCCGCACCCTCAATGGCTTTGGCAGTGGGGTTGGCTATCTGTCCGGTGGTGGTTACCTCAAGCGGACCCTTGAGGAAAGGCAGCAACGCCGTGCGCAAAAGCCGGGCGGCCTTGTTCAGCGTGCGGTTGTTCTCAATGTAGGCAAAGTCGCTGGCCAGCTCCGTGCAGGTATGGCTGTCGTTCCAGTAGTGGCCGGGCAGGCCCTCGTGGCGCTGGGCAAAGAGGTATCCTTTGTCGTGCAGCGTGCCCTGGTCGGTATCGCTATAGCTATCCAGAGCAAGGCCACTGCTCAGGCCCATCTCCAGGAAGCGTCCGGAGCCGGTGAGGTTGAAGCGCTCCACCCAGCCTATGTTCTCATGCACACGGGCTACGCTGATGGTACCCAGGGCTGTGCCGATGGCCGCATGCTTGCTGCCCAGGTTGTGGTCCCACGCTGCCGTGATTGCCAGCGGGCCATTGGGGCTACGGTCTTGCGCCACCACTATGCTCACATTCTCGGCATTCAGGGTGCGCAGGTTGGTAGCGGCACTGGCAGAGCCGTTGAAGTGGCGGCCCTCGAGCACGATATCCAAGGGGCGATGCAAGGCAAACTCATTGTCTGCCAGGGCTTGCGCCTTGCTGATGACGGTGGGCATTTGGGCATCCAGCCCGCCACTCAGGGTGGGCTCGTAATCCTCGTTGGGGTTGAAGCCTACACCCAGCTGGCGAATGCGCCCTTTAGCGGCCTTCAGTAGCTTGGGGGCATACTGCTGGTTCACATCCACGAGCAGGCTCCAGTCCGTCACCGTTTGCGCCACCAGCATCAGGTGCAGCTCGCCGTTGGGGTTGATTCGGAAGTACTCATCTATGTGATAGTGCACCAGCACCTCGTTGGTCACATCATAGGCACGCGTTAAGCCACGGCCCTCTGCATCTCGCAGGCTATACAGCACCACAGGGGTGTTCAAGAAGACATCACCCACGGCCACGCCATGCAGCAGCAGGCCACTGACCATATCCTCACTAGGATTCCGACGGCCTAACCCGCCGCCGCGTTTGATTACAGTTACGTCGTTGAGAGGCATTTTAAAGGGGTTTTAGGCGTTTGTAAATAGTCAGCACAATGGCCAGCGCAACCAATATCCAGCCCACCACACCGCTCCACCACCAGAAGCCATACACCCGTTCGGTTTGTACCAGGGTGCGGGTTTCTAGCGCATGGCGGATAGCGTCTCGTATGGTATGGGGCACAGGTTTGCAGGCGCATTGGATATGCAGGCGGCCTTGGGCATCGTAGTGCCAGGACAGCTGCGCTTGTCCGGTGGTATCGGCCACCACACCGGGCCGGGCACCCCCTGGGCCCCCAGCCCCGCTAGCGCGGGGAGGGGTCATAGGGACAGTCATGATAAATGGTCCGGCATCTGGTGCCTTGCCAGCGCCGGAAGCGGCTATGTCTGCACAGGGCATCAGCACCCACTCCACTGTTGCTGCTGGGGTGAGGATGGTGGTATCGCGCACCGTCACCAGCCGCTCCACAGCGCTAGGGGTGCAGGGGTAGCGCCTGCGGCAACTCTTCTCCGTAGTGCAGCTGCTTAGCAGCAACCCTGCGCACAGTAGAAGTAGTAAGCTGCGGCCTGGTTTATAGCCCTGCTGCTTGCCCCCATCTCCTTTGGAGAGGGGCTGGGGGTGAGGCTTCTGTTCAGGCGCATCACTCGCCGGATTCTTGTAGGCATCTATCCGCTCATATAACATGCCTGCCAGCTTAGGCGGTAGCCAGCCCAGCAGGCTAAGGTTCTTTATCAGGCTGAGCACCAGGAACAGCACCATGGGTACCAGTATGCCAGTGGGCAGCCAGCTGAGCGAGGGCTCCGCACGGCCATAGTTGTGGGCCAGTATCAGCAGGCCCAGGTAGGCCACTGCTTTGAACAGCCCCCGGAACGCCTTGCGTGACTCCCACCGGCGCTGCCGGTACGCATAGAGCATGCCCGTGGCACTATCGGCCATGATGGTCAGGAACACCAGCAGCAGCGTGATGGGCGGGCTCCACAGATACGTGTCCGTAAACTCCAGCACCCCGGCGGTGGTGAAGCCCAGTATGGCACACAGGGCGTACCAGGGCGTGCGCAAGTTCAATCCCAGCAGGATGCGCAGTTCGACAATCAATTCGGCAAGGATGCTCATAGGTTCAGGAGGAAAGAGGTGATGGCATCTACCACAGCCTGTTGGCGGGCGCGGTACACGGGCAGGTTGCGTTCGTTCAGGAAGCAGACCTCGAGGAGCAAAGCAGGGCAGGGCGTGAACCGCAGGATGCCCAAGCTGCCGGGCGCGCTTTCTGTATCGGGCTTTGGCCCTCGGTCGGGCAAGGCAAGGGCCTGCGCTACCGCCTTGCTCAGCGTGCGGGCACGCGCTATGTTTATAGGCGACGTGCCTACAAAGTGGAACACCTCGGAGCCTGAGGCCGCAGGGGCGTTGTGATTGAAGTGCAGGTCGAGGACAAAATCCTCGGGCCCTGCCTTGGCGCTGATGGCCTGAATAGTACGCGCCAGGTCCAGGCTGTCGCGGTCCAGCTCCGTGCTGCCGTCCAGGCACAAACAGTTGT